GAGGAAACTCCTCCGAAGAGCCCTCCTCTGCACAAACGTAACCCTGTAAAATCGCTTGCAAAATGACAGTAAATTTCTCAAACTCGGGAGGGGTCAGGGGTGACAAACGAGCAACTGCCGGACAGGCAGCCCAGCCGCAGCGATCTGCAGCACGTCGAAACGGCAGTGAAACAAGGCTGGGACATTCCGGCCGCGGTGTTTTCCGAGCTGCCGCAAAAATTGTGGAAGATCGTTCAGGCCGGCAAACCACGCGAATCCATTCGAGCCGCAAACATTCTGCGAATGCTGAACGAGTCAAACGCACGGAGCATCCCAGCGGTGCACCTGCACGCACCGATACCGACACCACCAGCACCAGAGCCGACTCATGACGACGGACCTCAGGGACCTGCAGAGCCTTCTGAGCGAATCCAACGACTCCGAGCTATCCTGGCTGACTACCAGCGAGCGGCAGGCATTGGAGCGATTGTTATCGACCCAGCGGCAGAGCCAGCTGGACCAACGGCAGCAGGAGCAGGAAGCGGCAGCGGCTCGCCGCCGGCTGCAGAACCGGGAGAAGGTGGCACGCCACCGAGCAGCCCTGCGGGAGATCGGCGAAATTCCCGCCGTGGTCGACCCCGCAAAAAGGGCTCTGTGTGATCAATCGCTGAAGGCGTTTTTGGAGCACTGTTTCCCGGACATCTTCCACCTCGAATTCAGCACCGCCCACCTCGATTTGATCGCGGCAATTGAGCGGGCCGCAACCCATGGAGGCTACGAGGCTTTCGCGTGCGAGCGTGGCTTCGGTAAGACTCAGCTGTCGATCGGTGCCGCGGTGTGGGGGTGCCTGACCGGCAGGGTACGGTACGCCCTGATCATCGGTGCGAATGCCGATATGGCGACAGCCCAACGAGAGGGCATCAAGCGACGCCTCGAGACCTCGCCGCCCCTGTTCGATTTGTACCCCGAGATCTGCTACCCGATGCGGACGCTGGCCGGCAGCCAAAAAAACTCAGCCACCTACCGTGGTGAGCTGCTGCGGATCCGCTCCCGCCCCGATCTGGTTTTGCCACGCATCCCGGGGGCCCCAGGATCTGAGGCTGTGATTTCCTGCACCGGTATCGACTCAGGGTCGATCCGTGGCCGGTACTATGACAGGGCCGACGGAACCACCGTTCGCCCCGAACTGGTGATGCTGGACGACCCACAAGACGACAACACCGCGAAGCAGCCCAAAGAGGTTGAGTCACGCTCAAAAAAGATCCGACAGGCCGTGGCCGGCACCCGTGGCCCGGGCGAAAAACTGGCTATCCTCATGCCCTGCACAGTCATCGCGAAACGGGATCTCGCCTATGAATTCACCGACCGCGACCAACGCCCCGAGTGGTCCGGCCGCCGCGTTCCAGCCATGCCCCGCATGCCTGACGACCTGCAGCTGGATCACCCGCTCTGGCACCACTACGACGAGCTCCGCCGCGAGGATCTGGCCGGCGGAGACAAGGACCGCAAACGAGCGACGCAGTACTATCTGGACAACCGGGAGGCGATGAGCCGCGGGGCTGAAATCACGTGGCCCAGCCGCATTGAGAAGGGCTGCGCCGACGCCCTGCAGGGCCTGATGGACAAGTACCTGTCCGACCGCATGTCATTCCTCGCTGAGCAGCAGCAGGACCCGCAGGGCGATGATGATCTGTCGATCTATCTGGACTACGCCGGCATCCTGTCACGCTACAACGGCATCCGCCGCGGTCAGATTCCCTCACAGGCCTCGATTGTGCTCACTGGGATCGACGTTCAGGAGCACCTGCTCTACTGGACTCAGATTGCATGGTCCGATCAGCTGACCGGCTGGATAATCGAACGAGATACATTCCCCCGCCAGCCCGTGGCGGACTTCCATCACCTGCGACCGCCGCGGACGATTCACCAATGGGCCCGCACAAAATTCCCGTTGCAGCAAATGTCGTGGGAAGAGGAACACAGCGCCGCGATCGTCGAGCTGCTGGACAATCTCCCGCAGCCGAAGGGCCTGACATTCGGCCCGATGATGATCGACAACCGATGGCACAAGGCCCAGGACGTGGTCCACAGGTTGGCCTCAGACTCGCGATACTCCGGCCGCTTAATCCCGGCTGGCGGTCTGTTCATCAGCGGCAATGAGATCCCGATCAGTTCCCGCAAAATGCAGCCCGGAAGCAAACGCATCGACAAGGCAGTTGAGTGGTACACCAAACGCGAGGGCAGCAACCGCCGGATGCTGCTGTTCGACGCGAATTTTTACCGCTCGCAGCTGCAAAAGGGGCTGGCCGCCGACCCCGGTTTGCCGGGCTCGATCACATACAACGGCACCGCACCGGACACGATTCTGGCGAATCACCTCGCCGCGAAAGTCGTCAAAAAATCCGCCGAGACCAAACGCGAGGTTGAGGTGTGGCAGAACAAGCCCGGCATCGACCAGGACCACTGGCTGGACTGCTGTGTCCTGTGTCGAGTCGGGGCTGAACTGGCCGGATTTCGAGCCACTGGAGAACGCAAAACGCACGCGAAAAAACGCAGGCTGACTCAGGCTGACTTACTCGCAAAACTGGACCGCAAAAAATGACCCGACAGGAACACGGCTGCAATCTGCCAGACGAGTGTGATCGGTGCGGATGTCCGCGGTTCACCATCGTGAGGCAATACAAAACCCGCGGATTCATCAACGCGGTGTGGAAATGTGACTTCTGTCACGCTATGACTCGGACGCAGACAGAAAACAACTGGATCGCCAAAAAACGGGCTGAGGAGGCGCAAGACAATGGAAATAAACGACGCGGCAAACGCCCCCCTGAGAAGCGTAATTGGTGGTGAGACAATCGAGGAACACAACCTCAAGGACCGCATTGCCTACGAGCAGTGGAAAGCACAGCAGGACGCCGCCGCCGCCCTGCCTGATGGCCGTTCAATGATCCGCCGAACCCGACTCACACACACGAGACCCTGACATGGCACGCAAGAAAAATCGAGTCACCAAACAGGCCGCACGTGTTCGCCACGAGCGGCAGCGGGTTGCCCAGATCGTCGACGTGCAGCGGAATCAGGAGACGCTGAACGCGGCATTTGATTTCGCTGAGTTGAACCCCGAGCTGAACGAGCTGTTCGCGCGAGCGAAACACGAATCCGGCATGACTGGATACGATCGGCAGGCCCGCCGCACGCTGATCGACCGCAGCCGCTACGAGATCCTGCAGGCGAACAAATGGTTTCAGGGCTCCGCCAGAGCTGCGGTCACGTGGGTTATCGGCCGCGGACCATTCCTCGAGGTGAAAATACAGGGCAACGCCGAAGCCGCTCGCAGTGTTGAGCAGCTGTTTAATCAGTGGTTTCGACTGCGAAATGGACCACGCAAGTTGCGCGTTATGTGCTGGTCAAAAATCACCGACGGCACCGGCCTTGCGATGGTCACAAATTACCCTCAGGCGATTCCTGACGGACCGGCGACAGTACGCGACATTTCGCTGAATTTCGTGCCGTTTGAGGAAGATCAGATTCAACAGCCTTTCGCTGATTTGTACGGCGATGCATTCAACACGCGATACCTGCTGGACGGCAAGGAATTAAACGACCAGGGCGACCCGATTCGCTACTATGTCCTGCCCTATCATCCGGCCGATGAGCCAGCACTAAATCCGCAGCCGATCGACGCGGAATTTGTGATCGACGTCTGGGACTGGAAGCGACCCTCGCAGGGCCGCGGTTATCCCGAAATGGCGACGTCGATCGGCGAGGGGCCGATGCTGCGCACCTATGATCGGGCTGTGGTCGACGCTGCCGCAACGGCCGCGAAACACACAGTCCTGATCGAGACCAATGTCAGCACCTTCCCCGACGGTGATGAGAATTATGATCCGGTTGAGGCTGGGGCAACCATGCCAATCGGGTATGGCATGCAGTCGTTTTTGCCTGCTGGCCACAAGGCCACGCAGATGAAGCCCGAACAGCCCACAGCACAGCACGGGGATTTTGTCCGGACCAACACCGCCGGAGCAGCTCGACCGCTGGGGCAGCCCTCGCAGATTGCGACCGGGGACAGCGGCGGGATCAATTTCGCCGGTGGTCAGTTGGGCCGGCAGGACTATGAGGCGGACGTCGACATTCAGCGGCAGGACTGGGAGACACTGTGTCTCGACAAACTGCTGCGGCATTTCCTCAGCGAGGCGGTTTTGCTGGGGCTGATCCCGGCGGACATCGCCGAGCTCGCTGAGCTGTCGCATGAGTGGCGATGGACCCGCCGCCGGCATCAGGACACGAATCGAGAGTACACCGGACGACAGAAGGCCTGCGCTGCCGGCCTCACCTCTCCCGCATTCTGGCAGGAGGATGACGGTGTGGATCCTGAAGAGGAAGATCTGGCTTCAGCCCGATCCTACGGACTCACCATCGAACAATTCCGCGAGGCCCGATTCCGCACGCTGTTTCCCGAGGCTGCACTGGCAATTCTCGGGCCGGGACAGACACCACAACGCACCGCACCAGCACAGAGAGGACAGCAGCCCGATGGTCAGCAAACTCAAAATTGAGGCATCGAACCCGGTAAACATGCCGATCCCCGGCGGACTGGCGACACTCGAGACGATCGAAGCCGCCGGCGGCGCAAAGGTCCGCAAATTCAACCTGCTGGCATACACTGGCGGCAAGGCCCACATCCCCGGCCGATCCATGCCAGTGGTGTTCGATCTGTCGACCATGAAGTTGGTCGACGGCATGCCAGTGCCGCTGCTGCTTGACCACGACAACACGCAGCCGGTGGGCCATGCTGAGGCCATCAAAATCGGTGCGAGCTCGATCACTGCGACAGGCTACGCGAGCGCGGAAACCGAGTGGCGTGACCGCGTGGTGAACAGTGCCGCCAACGGATTCCAGTGGCAGCTATCGGTTGGCGTGGTGGTCGACCGGTCAAACATCCTGGAGATTCCAGAGGGCCGTTCAGAAAATTTGAATGGACAGCTGTTGACAGGCCCATTCTTGCTCGCTAGGCATGCCGAGCTAAGAGAGATCACATTCACCGCGACCGGCGCAGACGCCGGTGGAGCGGTGGCAAAATTAGCCGCCAGTTTTGGCACACTCGCACAGGAGCCGACCGCAGTGAAATTTTCTCAATACCTGACCTCGCTGGGGCTGACGGTGGCAATGCTGAGCGCTGACGCCCTCACCGCACTCCGGACCGCATGGAGAGGCGCCAACGCAGACGCCGAGGACGACGTTCCGCAGCCCGCCGCCGCTCCGGCTGCTCAGGGCGACGCTCAGGCCGCTCCGGCCGCCCAGGGTGACGCTCAGCCCGCAGCTGGCCAGCAGCAGGCACAGCCCGGCGACAATCGCCCGACGATCTCCCAGTATGAGCAGGACGCCGCAGCACAGGTGCAGCGAGTCGAAGCCCTGACCGCCCTCAACGCCTCACTGCAGCCGCCGGCAATCGACGGTCAGCCTGCACTGGCTCACGCGATCACCAACCGCTGGACTCCGGAGCGATTCGAGTTGCACGCTCTCCGCTCTCGCCGCCCTCAGGCTCCGGCTGTGCACACTCCGGCAGCTCCTGATCGTGATCTGATTCAGGCCTCGCTGGCGATCGCATTCGCTGACCGCCTTGGTGTTCGGCCTGATCATCCAGTCTACGAAGCCCGCGATTCGCGGATCTCGCTGAACGCCAGCCTTCGCCGGCCGGTGAATGATCAGTTCCGCCAGCGAGCAATGGATCAGGCTGACCGATACCGCGGTCATGGGATGGTTGAGTTGTTCGCGCAGGCTGCACGCCTCAGCGGTCAGGATCTGGCATCTCTTGGCCACTGGCGTTCTGATGAGTGGCTGCGAGCCGCATTCAGCAGCACGGCGATTACCGACATGTACACGCAGGCCCTGAACGCTCGCGTGATGGCATCGTGGGTTGAGCAGACCAGCGAGCTGATGCAGCTGGTCACCGAATCCGACGTCCAGAATTTCATGGCCGCAGAACGCAAGGCCTTGGAGTTGACCGGTGGTGCACCTCGCCCGCTCCCGAATCAGGGTGTGGCGAAGGACATCTCGATGAGCGCCAACGGCGAGCAGATCCGGGCGAAAATGTACGCTGACCGGTTCCAGTTCTCTGAGCAGGACCTGATCGACGAGCGTTTTGACACGCTCCGCCAGGCTGGTGCAGTGATGGGCCAGAGAAGCCGCCGCCTGCTCTATGACCTGATCGCCTACGTTCTCATCGCCAACCCGACGATGAGCAACACGCGGGCGTTCTTCAACACGACGGACGGGAACCTGCGAACCAGTAAGGCCCTGAACCGCGACAACCTGATCAGCGGCCTGACCGCCTTCGAGACGCAGCAGGAAAACGGGGTGAATATCGACGTTCGCCCGACTCACCTGATTGTGAGCCGAGCGGCCCGATTCACCGCCGCCGAACTGCTGAGCCCGTCTGCATTGATCACCGGCGAGAATGCGACCCGCAGCTCTCTGAACGTTCTGGCAGGCCAGATCGGTGGTGTGCTGAGCGACGCCCGAATCGACAACGGATTCACGGACCCGACCGACGCTGCCGACATTCCGGCGACGGTGGCCGGTGTGCCAACCACGTGGTGGATTGCAGACGCCACACAGCCGGCGATCGAACTGGTTTACGTGGCCGGACTGGGCCGCGTTCCACGTCTGCGAACCGGCACCCTTGGCAATGGCATGTTCGGATTCTGGTACGATTGCAGCATGGCCGCAGGCATCGCACCAGTCCGCCGCAAGTCGGTTCAGCGTAACAACGCCTGATCCTCTGAATTACCCTCCGGAAGTGTCTGAGACTAACCATGAAGCCCTGCCTGATTGAACGACGATTCATCGACGATGGCGTGACCTATGAGCCAGGGGATACCGCTAAGTTTGATGACGCTCGAGCTGTTCAGTTGGCCGCTTTTGGGCTGGTCTCAGACGCTCCGGAGGCTGCTTTCGAACTCAATACTGATCCTGAATCCACAGAACAAAACGAGGCTGAGACGCAGCCCAAACGCAAGAGGAGTAAATGACGATGGGCGCGACTGTGCACGGCGAATATTCGACTGTCGAGAATGTGACCGCACTGCGAGCTGTGAGCAGTGGTCACCTGCATGAGTGCCCCGATGGCCGCATCGGCTATTACGGTGGCACACAGAACGTGGCCAGCGGTGCGGTGATTCCGTCACTCGAGACCGAGGTGGTCCTGAAGATCACCGCCGGCAATTTTGCGGCGATCGCCGCAGGACAGCCGGCACGCATCAACCTGACCACGCAGAGTCTGGCACTGACTGGAACTGTGATCGGCACCTATGTGAAGGACAAGGCCCTGAATGCCGCGTTCGGAATCGTCGCCTTGAACAACGCTGGACAGCCGACAAACACCGCACAGATCCCAACGACCACAACGACCGTCTGATCAACCAATTGATCGAACGAACAACCCCTCCGCAGGTTGCAGTGCGAAAGCCTGCAGCCTGCTTTTTTTGAGACCACAATGAGCCGCCGAACTGAAGCCGCAGAGCACGTCAGAACACGGATAAAATCCGTGGCTGGCGACACTGCGACGATCACGCGAGGCGATGAAACGATTGCGGCGAACATACTGATCACCAAGGTGAGCAGCCGCAAGAATCTACAGTCGTTCGGTGGTGATTTCACTGTGGACTCGAATGAGCAGCTGTGGATCATCGGCCTCGATGTTTGCGGCGAGGATCTACAGATTGGTGATCTGATCACGGTGGATGAAATTGAGTATCGAGTCTGTGAGTCGGCAACGACTGGCAGACATTGGCAGTGGTGGAACAACGACAATTCGGCGAAGGTCTACACCTCGAGGCAGTGGCAATGAGCGTGGAGGAATTCGGTTTACGGATGACCGTGAAACAGGCGAAGACCCTGTTTCTGGATCGTCCCGCGATCGTGAGCCGCCTGGACAAGGTGGCCCGCCGCCGCCTCGCCACGTTCGGGGCCTACGTCATGCGAGTGGCTCGCAACTCGCTGGAGCCGAAACGGGACCTGCGAGCGGATGAGTTGCCGCAGGAAATTAAGGAACTTGTGGGTCTCGACAGATTCGAGCTCAAGCGCGACAAACGCGGGCGATTTTTGCCCGGTGCTCGCAAAGCTCAAGACGCGGAACTGAAAGACATTGTGCAGCCATGGCCGCAGACAATTTCGGCCCCGAATTCACCGCCGAACTACCGCAAGGATTACACGTTCAGTGGCAAGATTTTCAGCCGCTTTCGTGACCTGATCCTGTTCATTGTCGAACCGAATCTGGCCTCAGTTGTTATTGGCCCGATCATCTTCGACAACAAAGACATCCCAGGGCTGCTGGAGTATGGTGGGACCACTGTGGCATACCGGCCGCGGTGGTTTCTGGCTGAAGAAAACAAGGTGCGAGCATCGTTTGAAAAAAAGCCGGTTACCGTGGCTCCGCGGCCATACATGCGACCGGCATTCGATACGGCAATTGATCGACAGATTCCGAGGATTTTTAGGGACATATTCTGATGGCATACAAACACGGCCTTCGCGGCAAATTTTACGTTTCGGCCACACTGCATCAGGCTGGCACGTCAATCACGTGGTCCGAGGTTGACCTGACTGAATCCATCGGAATGGAGGATTCGCGAGCGGTTGCTGACGTGACCAACCGACGCGGCGAATTCACCACGCATGGAGTTGGGAAACGCACGCTGTCCTACACCGTGGCCTGCACCTACGATCCGGACGACGCAGCACAGGCGATTCTGTGGACCGCATACCGCAACGGGACGCCGATTGCAGTGGCCGACATGGATGGAGCTATTGCAACCGCAGGGACAAAGGGTGTTTTTGCAGACATGGTTGTGACATCGGCACCAAAGCCCAGCGATCTGGCCGCGTTCAATTCGGTCGAATTCACGCTGCAGCCCGCAGCCGTGAGCACGTACCAGCCGACGTTCCAGACGATTGCTGCACCGACGACCACGACTACCTGATTTGATTTTTGAATCCGTTTCACGCTCTCGGGGGAGCAACGATGAAACCTCAGCCAACCGTGCATTTTGTTCGCAACGCCGACGGCAGTTTGCAGTCATTCACGGCTATCCCATTCATGACTCTCGAGGAAGCTCGCGAGTATGGAGCAGCCAAAATTGCAGACCCGAATTTCATTCAGCAGCAGATTGCTCAGGCGTCTGCTGCGGTGAAGGAGGGCGACAGTGCCGCAGGTTAAACTGAAGCGCGGCCGCCAGCTCGAGTGCGAAGCCACGCTCGGGCTGTTGCGACGCATCAAACGGATTCATGGCATCGACCTGTTGAGTCGTGACGTGAAGGTCTTCGCCCAGTTTCTCGGGCAGTCTGATGTTTGCTGGCCAGTGGTCTGCGAATTCTACGGTCTGCAGACTGAGGCACAGCAGGAGGAACTGGCGGAGATTGCCACCGGGGCCGACGTCGCAACTCTGATCCGCGGAGTGAATGAGAGTCTTCGCGATTTTTTCCAATCAAGCGGCGAACCAGAGATGGCCGCCGCACTGGAGAAGGCGATCGAGACAGTACAGGCAGGACGGCAGACTCTCGCTCAGAGGATCACGGCGACGGATCTGGTGAGCGAGATGACGCGGGAGATCCTCTCGATGGATTTGAGCCCTGGGAACTCGTCTACGCCGCAGCCGGAAGGCTCGGACTAAGCCCCGATCCTTACACCTGGCGGGAACTCGATACCATGGATCGGGCCCGCCGGTGTGAGGAGTGGGACAAGGTTTCTTCGGTCATGGCTGTGACTGTGGACGTGTGGTCGAAACGGCCCGGTGACATGCTCAGATTCAATCCGTACAAAATCGAAAAACCAAAGCCGCCAAAACCTGAGGTCAGTCCGTTTTTGCGGTGGTTGTGAGGTTCACGAATGGCATCGAGTCGATCAGTACGAGCGGGCCGGGCATTCGTGGAATTCTTCCTCGAGGACAACCCGCTCAAGCGCGGTCTGACGGTGGCAGAACGCCGCCTGCGGCAGTTCGGTGCAAGGGTCCAGAACATTGGCCGAACTGCATTCGCTGCGGGGTTTGGTGGGCTCGCAGCCACTGCTTTGCCAGTGGCTCAGCTGATCCAGTTTGACGATGCGATTCGGATGACTGGAGCGGTCTCGCAGGCCACTGGAGCACAGCTCGATCAGCTCCGCGAAACAGCCCTCGAGCTGGGGCGGACCACGTCATTCACGGCGGTGCAGGTGGCTCAGCTGATGGGCGAACTCGGGAGGGCCGGTTTCTCTCCGGACGAGATCGACACAATGACCGCCGCGGTGCTAAATCTCTCACGAGCCAGCGGGACTGATGCTGTCATGTCGGCTGGGATCATGGCTGCCACGCTCCGCCAGTTTTCGCTCGGAGCCGAGCACGCCACCCGCGTGGCTGACGTCTTGACGCTGGCGGCAAACGCCACGTTCAATTCGGTGGACCAGCTCGGCGAGGCTCTCAGCTATGCTGGCCCGGTTGCCGCGGATCTCGGAATGTCCCTCGAGGATACAGTCGCGATCCTTGGCACACTTGGAAACGTGGGCATTCAGGGCAGCAACGCCGGAACCGCACTCCGCCGCCTTGGGACGATCACGGCCGCAGAGGCCGACAAAATGCGGCAGTTATTTGGGGTGGAATTTTTGGACGCCGCCGGCAATCTCCGGCCGCTGGTTACCGTCATGGGCGAACTGGCTAGGGCAACCAATGGCCTACCCAGTGGCCAGCGCATCGCCAAAATGAATGAGGCATTCGGCCTGTTGGGTATCACCGGAGCGACGGTGATTGCAAACACCGCCGCCGAAACTGAGAGGCTTTCGCAGGCCCTCATGAGTGCTGGTGGCACAGCAGAGCGAACGGCCAACCAGATGGACGCCGGACCCGGCGGAGTGTGGCGACGATTCACCTCAGCAATCGAGGGGGCCGCGATCGCAATCGGGACTGCACTGTCTCCGATGCTCGAGCAATTCGGCACGTACATCACCGATCTCACCGGAAGAATCACTGGATGGATCGCACAGAATCAGCAGCTGATCGTCTACGCTCTGAAGCTCACCGCTGTCGTGTTCACCGCTGGCGTGGCCCTGATCGCGACAGCAAAAATCCTGTCGTCTCTGGCTGTGGTGGCTGCGGCTGCCGGCCTGGCTGTGGCAATCGTCACGAAGGTTTTTGCGATCGCAACGGCAGCCGCTGGCCTACTGGGTTCTGCGGTCACTCTGATGTTGAATCCGTGGATTGCAATCCCGGTGGTTCTGGCGGCTGCTGGCGTGGCAATCGCAGGGGCTGACGTCAACCTGCAGGGCATGGCCAACACGATGCTGACGACGTTCACCCCGGCATTCCAGCAGGTTGTGGACATGGTCCGATCTGGTGACCTCGAAGGGGCTCTTGAGTTGGCCATGTCCTCAGCGTGGGCCGCTATTCAAATCGGATTGATCAACATCCGATCCGGGATGAATGAAATGGGCATCACGATTCGCGAAATCTGGGCTCAGTTGTGGAACAACATCACGCTGGCTCCGGCCTCCGCGGTGGCAATGATCCGCGACAAAATTCAGGAGCTGACCGACTGGGCAAATAGCATGGTGGGGCGTGACGTTCCGCAGCGAATCAGCAACGTCGAAAAACTGAATCAGATGGTCCGAGCCGAAGAAGATCAGCGACAGGCCGCATACGAGGCGGAGCGGCAGGCCTACGCCGCCGAGGTGCAGGCTGTTCAGCTCGAGCTGCAGACCGCAGTGGATCAGGCAAAGGCCCGCAGCGAGGTCTTGAAAAAGGACCAAAAACAGATCTCACAGATTGATCCGACCCAGCCCGGCGGAACCTCACCGGGCAACCAGCTGGCCACCCAGGTGCGCCGCAACGTGACCGCAGTTCAGCAAGAGCGGGCTGCATTCGTCGACGCTGTGGACAAACGCACGCAGGAGGGTCAGCGAGCGATCTACGAATCGCTGAATCAGCAGGCCGCACAGGACGAAACCACTGAGGCCGTGAAATCGCTCGAAGGGACGCTTGAGGATGAGTTTGAGCGGACCCGCCGCGAGACCCGGCAGAATGCAGTCGTGATCAGAGGGAGCCGCAGATAATGGCACTGCCACAGGCCAGACTTTGGCGCCGCGAACTCGCCCACCAGCGAGACGGCGAACTGACGTATCCTCAGGACGGCACGCCAGAACGCCGCGTAACAGAATACTGGAATCTGATCTGCCTGACCGATCAGGCGGATATGTCCGAGGACCTCTGCGCCTCATTGTTTCCGGATCTGTCGCCGGGCATTTACCGCTCAACCGGATACTACGTCGAGCGATTGAAGATCGAAAAAATCGCCAACAGCGAGCACTGCCAGGCGGTGGTTGAGTTGGTGCTGAGAGTTGGCACCGGACGAGGGACAACCAGCGACCCGAACCCCCTTCGGCGCCCGCTGAAATTTGAGGTGGAAACGGACTTTGATGAGGTGCCGGCCGAGATTGACGGCGAGGGCAACCCACTGGTAAACACCGCCGGCGAAGCACTGATCGGCATCGTTCGCGAGGAACAGATTCTGGTGTTCTCCGGAACGCGATACGTCACGCAAATTCCGCAGTGGCTGGGACAGTTCGCGAATGTGTGCGTGAACTCTGATCCGGTCGAACTGGACGGCTTTATTGCTGCACCTGAGACGCTCAAAATGCGAGGCATTCGGCTGTCACTTCCGCAGTACACAGAGGTTGACGGACGCGAAATCGAATACCGTGAAATGCCGCTGCAATTCATGTATCGTGAATCGACTTGGCGAAGCGAATACCTGAATCAGGGACTCACCGAGTACTTTCCGCCGAAACCAATTTATGCACCATGGGAGCAAACGCTGATTGGCCAGCCGCGGAAGATCCTAGCATACACTCAGGAGATCCGCAGGCCAGCAACAGACTCCGCCGGCAAAGCGGTGCAAAAGCCCGTTCCGCTCAACAAAGACGGAAATCAAATTCGTGAATACAAAAACGTGGCGCCACCCGACGAAACTCCGCAATACGAATGGGTGCTAAAACAAAAGTTGGAAAAATCTGATCTGCATTTCGTCAAGTATCTGATCCCGCGCAAACTCGATTTCAATCTGTTGTTTACCTGAGGTATCCCATGCCACTGAATAAATTCCGCGGTGACGCACTGCCGCAACCGAAGATCCTCCGCCTGCTGTCCCCGGGTACTGCCGGACTGGTGGAGGTGGAAATCAGTTGCGGGTCCAGAGTGTTCAAATTCGGCACGTGGAACGCCTCGACGATTGCTCAGACGCTGCAGGATTCCGGCGCCCCGGAATTCGCCAACATCGCATTCACTGCCGATGGGCAGGACGTTGTGGCCGCCGGTCCGGACGATGACGATTTCATCATTTCGATGGCCGTTCGCCCAACGGTCACAGTGAGCAATGACTTCGGGGCCACACCCGTCAATCAAATCACGCTGTTGAGTTTCAATGGGGCTCGAGCGGGTACGTACAAACTGACCATCAACGGCGTGATTACCAGTGCGATCACCTACGGCGATGCCGCTGGTCTGCTGACGGCAATTGCTGGGGCAACCGGGAAAGCAGCATCCGCAACAATCCGATCGTCCACGGCAGATGAAATTTACCTGGAGTGGATTGGCGAGTTGGCCGCTGCCCCGGTGTCAGTGGTGATGGACGCCACGACGCTGCAGAATGGCAGACTGGTCAACGTCCGAGAACAGACGCCGTACAAGGCTGGACCGCATGACGTGTGGATGCTGGGCGTGGAGGCCAATTCCTCATTCAGTCTGACAATCGACGGCAATTCTGCGACGGTGCGATCTGATGACGGCATCGCCCGCGTTCGGCAAATCGTCAAATCACTGGCGACAAACAACGTAGAGGTGTACGGCGGAATCCTGGCCAGTGGTGACGGGGTCCGCGGTGCGCACTATGTTCTGGATTTCACGGGCTACACGTCCGCTTCACGCCCGACGATTTCGATCAGCAGTGTGGTGGGTGCAACGGCACTCAAAATCCTGAACAACCCGACGGCGCAGTTGTCGGTATCGACGGATTTCTCCGGCAACGCGAACCGCGGATACGCTGCCCATTTTCTGCTGGACTTCACGGCCGGCAACAGCATCACGCTGGAATATCAGGGCCGCCAGACCACAATCACAAACGCGGGCGGGACCATTCAGCCGGATTACAGCAACAGCACGGCAAACGCTGCCTATGCTGCTGTGGCTGCTGCTGCTGCAAACGCCCTCAATGACCTCAGCGACTTCAGCGACTTCCTTGGAATTGTGGGAAAGCACATCGGCAACGCCGAGACGTGGGGCGCCGCCTCCTACGCTCCGGGGTCATTCTACCACCCGCAGTTGGTGCACCTGATCGACAATTCAACGAACCTCGCAGCAGCTGCAATCGACGGCAGTTTGCGGCAGGTTGGTGGCACTGGCACGCTCCGCAAAATCAACGACGCTGGAAGCTCCGCATCGGGTGCCGTGCACGCAATCTCAGTGCCGGCTCGCACAAGCTCAGGAACATTCAAACTGACACTGCCTGAGGGTCTGACGGCCTCCATCGCGTGGAACGCCTCAGCCGCGACCGTAGAGGCTCAGTTTGATGGATTGATCGGGAGTGGAACATCAGTCACGGGATCTGGCACAGAGGCCAGCCCATGGCTGGTGACATACGCTGCCAGCCAGAAAACGCGAGTGTTGCCAGTCCCGACTGCGGTTGCATTGGGAGGCAATGGAACCGGGTCCGCCAGTGTGTATCGCAGTCACGTTGTGGCACGCACGCAGACCGCCACGATTGCTGTCAGCCGCTCTGCAGTCTCAGGTGGGTTCTATTTGTCCTTCGGAACTCAGGGCCCGCTCTACGTGGCTGTGGGGACGTCTGCCGCATCACTGCGGACACTGCTGGCCACGTTGCCTGCAATTGGCAGTGTGGACAACGTGGTGGTGACGTACTCCAGCGATTCCACGAGTTACCTGATTACGTTCACCAGTGGTCTGTCCAGTCAGTTGCTGCCGGCATTTGCGATCACTCAGAACGCAATCGACATTTCGACGGTGGCCACGGTCTCAGTCAGTCAGCGAGCCACTGGCCCGCGGAACTGGGCGGACCCGACAAACTGGACTCTGGGGCGACTGCCTGGGGCTACGGACGACGTGACGATTGACAACGCCGCCGGAGATATTCGGTACGGGCTTCGCCAGTGGGTGCCTGTTGCGGTCGAGGTGATTTACACACCACTGCCGACAACCACTACCAGTTCCACGACCACCACAACTGCCGCGCCGCTGGGCTCGCTGAATCGTCTGAAGGCTTCGGGTGGGCATGATTTTCGGACTGGTCAGATTGTGCGTCTGCAGTCCACTGGCACGTTGCCGGGTGGGCTGTCTGCCGGCACCAACTATTACGTTTTGGACTCGGACAATGAGGCCGGAACATTCCAGTTGTCAGCGACAGCAACCGGCAGCGCGATCACGATCACTAGCGCGGGCTCTGGCGTGATTTACTGTGGGCTGCAGGTTTCATCCTTCCGGGTTGCTGCAGCCTACACGGCACAACTGGGGCGCAGCGAGCGGACGACCGCAAACGCGGTGGAATATCTGCCACGGTATTTAATGATTGGCGTTCCGTCGTCCGCCGCCGCTGAGATCGGCAATGGGCTGGGCCGTGGATCTGATCTGATTCGCCTTGATCTTGGCATTTCCGCCGGTACACTGCGAGTGGTGAGGACGGGCAGCAGCAACGAGACGGACAAGGCTGCCTGCTGTGCACTGGTCAGCAATACCAGCGCGACAGCCGAGGTGATTTCGGGCGAACTTGGGCTGGCGGCATTTGATGGCGAGTCCGTGACACTTGGAACGCTCGAGCAAAACAACGGGCTGGTGGTTGGCGGTTCGGTGGCACTCACGACACTCACCAAAAACGCCGGCCGCATGATCATGCGACAGCTCACTGCGAGTGGAGTGGTGACGATTCGGGGGTGATAGGTGGCAGAGGAATTATTCGCGATTGAGCCGGCAGACCGCCGGCCGTTCAACGACCTGGTGGACTGGTGGAAGCGGGTGGCAATTAACGGCCCGCAGTTCTCCGCCGGCGGCGGGGCTGAGGCTGTGCCGCTGATGATTCTGCGAGCTCCCGAGGGCTGGACTCTCGGGCGCTACGCTCCCATGATCGTCGACGCCGCTTACCCCTACAGTTACGACGTCTGTCTGATCGGTTATCCGGCGGCCTACAATGCGGGACAGATCCAGCCGGGAACATTCCGCGTAGCATGGCAGGGCGTGCAGTCCCAGCCGATCCCGTTTAACGCGACGGCGGTCCAATTCCGGGCCGCCCTGCCACAACCGCTGCGGGATCTGTGCAAGGTCACCGGCGGGACGATCACGGACACTGTGGCCACTGGCGAAACGTACTATCCCGGCCGATGGTTTGTTTCGCTGCCGGAGCGATTCTCCGGCCTGACCGCAGTACCACTGACCGCTGGCACGCTAGACACGGTGGTCCTGCGGGTCTCGGAATCGCCGCTGTCGGTGGCTCCGATGGTGTTCCCCTGCTGGTGTCTGGTCAACCGCACAACCTCGCCGCGGATCGCAGCTGGGGCCCTCGCACTGGGCTGGTACACTCAGGGACTGGGGCTGATGATCGGGGCTGTTGAACCTCGCATTTACGAAGAATACAGCGGGATCATTTATCAGCCGACCACGACAACCACGGCCGCTCCGACAGGGCCGACCACAACCACGACCGCGGGACCGACAACAACCACAACCACAGCAACGCCGACAACCACAACACCAGCGGAAACCACCACCACCCCAGGCGGACTAATGCCCCCATGAAACTGACAATCGGATTCGCGACACACAACGATTTTGATGGCCTGTATTTCTCGCTTAACGCTCTCCGACTGTATCACTCGCATGTGATAGAGGACGTGGAGCTAATCGTCATCGACAACGCCCCGGACTCACCATGTGGGCAGCGGGCGAAGGGCCTGTTCAGCCACATAAACTCCGGCATTCAAAGTGGTCAGCCGGGGCATCCGTTTTCCGCTCGCTGGATACCGTTCGGCGAGATTCAGGGGACGTCCGCACCGCGGGATAGGATATTCCACGAAGCCGCCGGCGATGCTGTGCTGGTGATGGATTCGCATGTTATGCTGGTGGGCGGAGCCGTTGAAAAACTGCTGGCGTTTTACCGCCAAAATCCAGACTGCAGAGACCTATTGTCAGGCCCGCTGCTGCTGGATAATCACTCCACAGTCTACACGCATTTTACCGACACGTGGCGAGATGGCATGTGGGGGACGTGGGGCATCGACGATCGGGGCCGAGACATCGACGCGGAGCCGTTTTCCATTCCCGCCATGGGGCTCGGATTGTTCAGTTGCCGCCGCGATGCGTGGCTGGGCTTCAATCCGCATTTCCGCGAGTTTGGCGGGGAAGAATGGTACATCCATGAGAAGTTTCGCAAGGCCGGCTACGACTGCAAATGCCTGCCGTTCCTGCGATGGCAGCACAGATTCGGCGATCCGGTGGGCGGCAGAAAATCACCGCTTAGCCTCCATGGAAAGATCCGCAATTTTATGATCGGACATCAGGAGCTTGGGATTAGTCTGGAGCGACTGCGGAACCACTACGTCTACGGGATTAACGAGGATACCGGGCTGGGTGAATCCCGCGATGGCCGCCTGACGTCGGCACAGTTTGCGACGCTGGCCAGCAATCCGATAGCCTACCCTGCACTCTCACTGTTCTGCTGAGGCATCCCATGCGAATCCCCGCATTCATTACATCACGCGATCTCACGTCAGTAATCGACATGGCTGAGAAGCTGCGGCAGTGCAGGGCGATTAGCTCGGTTTGGGTCTTGGATTGCAACTCAACCTACAGGCCGCTGCTGGAAGCCTATTCGCGTTTGTCCGGCGGAATCTCAGTTTCCTACGGTCAGAACCACGGCTGCAGGGCATACTGGGAGCGATTTAAGTTTGTGAACGCACCACCGTTCTATCTCGTCACAGACGGGGATCTGGACATCAGCCATTGGACCGGCGAGGAAATCGACATCATGCTGGATCGGCTGCGGAGTCAGCAGCAGCTGATCAAGGTGGGATCTGCCTTGTCGATTAACGACCTGCCGGACACCGAGCTGGGCCGCAAGGCATTCAAGCACGAGTCGCAGTTTTGGACTCACCAAACCGGACCGGGATTTTTCGCAGCCGACATCGACACGACGCTGGCAATTTATCGCACGCCGGACTGGCATGGATATTACCCAGCGGAACGCTGTAGCTTAGCGATGGCACGGCACCTCCCATGGTATCTTGACATCAACAATCTGCCAGACGATCACAGGCACTATCTGAGCCGCGATGATCATCAAGCTGGCACACACTGGAGCGGACTACTGCGATGCAAAACCAACTGATCCTGCCACGTGTCACGTGGATTACACCGACTTACTGCCGGCCGCAAACGCTGCCGAATTTGATCGCCTGTTTTCAGGCTCAGCAGTATCCGCCAGAGCAACTGCAACTGATCATCCTCGACGATGCTGGCCAGTATTCTGAGGACTGCCGCGGAGATCGGTGGAAGGTGATTTCGATTAACCAGCGATTCAACTCGCTGCCGGGCAAATTTAACGCCTTGGTTTCACTCGCTGAGATTGGCGATGAACATGACATCATCATCGTGGCGGAGGATGATGATTCATTCCTGCCGCATCATACGATGGCTCATGTGACAGCATTGGAAGATGGCGATTTCAGTAAGCCCTCGCAAGTGCTCAGTGATTACGGCTGCAGCCTTGGTGAGGCGATTATTGAGGAGGCTGCTGGCAGATTTCACGGCTCGATCGCATTCCGCCGAACTCACTGGGCTGAGCGCGGCGGATGGCCGCTCACTGACGCCGCAAATTTTGATCAGCAGATGATGAGTCATTTCGCGGCCGCCGGCAAAACAGTCGACCCATGTCAGTGGGCTCCACCGTCCTACGTTTTCAGGTGGCACACAAACCACTACCACGGGCAATCGCTGGCCAGCGGGCCTGGAGATACGCAATGGTATCGGGACCACGAGCGGCAGCAGCTCGGACGCGAATGGGTGCAGACGCTCAACCCCCAGCTCGACATCTACACGCAGGTTCTCTATGCACGCGAGCACAATCTGTAATCCATGGAATCCCATGCCTGGCTGGCTGCACCCTGGGGCCCTCGATGACCCGATGGCCCCCGAGATTGCGGTGACCAACCGCGGGTGTTTCGACGCTATCGGTGTGCCGTACCTGATCGCAGTCTATCAGGACGATACGCTGATCGACGTCTGCCGGCGGGTGCTGCAGACCACTGGCTATCTCGTGTCATATGACACGACACTGCTGGCAGATTTGGTGGCAACCGAGGGGCCGGAGAAAGGCAGCCGCATTTATCGCGACCTGTTCAACTGGCAGTTCTGCCGGCGGCGAAACATTAGTACGCTGAATGGGAATTTGGCCGGGTTTTTCTGGTCCGGATCGGGCCGCGAGCACCCAAAATGGGCCGGGAAAACATACACGATCCAATGCAATGAATACCTGCCGCCGGGGGCTCGATTCGCCGAGCCGCCGGAGAATCCACCAGTGGCGGGCCGCCCGACGATTACCGAGGGTGATGACCTGCGGCGATGGTCGATGTTTCCGCGGACCGCCCCGCAGACGATCGACCCGCCGACAGCCTACGACGTTTGGCAATCGTATGACGCGGAGTTTGGCAACACAGCGGGCCTGCCTGCCGACGTCTACCGGAGCGGCGTTTTTCCGTTTCCGGAGGTGATTTTGTGGGGCTGCAGCCCCGTAAATCTCATGGACCGCATCCATCTAAAGCCACTCCAACTCTGAAGGCGACGCAAAAACACGGCAGTTTTCACTGTTTCCGGAGTTTTTCGAAAAAAATAGGGAAAGTGGAATTGCAACCGCTGCCGAATATTGTACTATTCCCCTGTCGACGCAAGACGGTGCGAGCGACAGAGTGACGGTGACAACCAGTCGGAAAAGTATTCCGGCGATATCTCAGGGAGCAGGGACAATGTTTTACGCAGAGCAGATCGAGAAGTCAGTCGAAATTCGTCGCCACAACGGCCAGTGTGCTTACGGCCCTTGGATGACCGCCGACGAAATGACCAGCCGCGACGTGGTTGAGGCAATTGTCGACGAGATCATGGAGTGCACCTGCCGCGACAATCGCGGCGAGCGTAGCCCGAACAACAACACTGAAGAATCTGGCCGTGTTGAGGTTGGCGGGGAAATCTTCCTCTATCGTCAGTGACATCACAGGCGAAACGGTGTGAGCCTCTGCAAATGATTCACCGTGACAGCCGGAGAGACGGCATTTTCCACGCTTTTCCTATGGAGCAGGGAATCATGTCGACGCCAGTCATCCGCAATATCGAGTACCTCGTCTGTGTCCGCACTATGTCGGGGGTGGTGCAGGTTTTCGGCCGCTACACCACCCGCGAGCAAGCCGCCACCATCGCCGAGTTGGTCGATGGGTGGGTCGAGGCCAATTTCATCTGACGTTTTTTTCAGCATAAAACAGGAGCTCTGCTCCTGTGTTTTCAACCATAAAACAGGAGCTCTGCTCCTGTGTTTTCAACCATAAAACAGGAGCTCCATCATGGTTTCACGCAACTCCATCACCGAACGCAACGCATTTCTCTCGACCAAACGCAACGAGATCCTGACCGCAAACCTCTCCGCCCAGCTCTCGCAGTGGGAATGGGACGCTGAATGGCCAGTGGTTGATACCGACGGCTGCCTGACTGGCGAGATCGTCGGTCCCGATCCAGACTACACCGTGGTCGACGTGGTGCAGGCCCCGAGCGGCGACTACTACGCGACAGGGTACCACAACGGATCGGTTGGCAGTATGGCCATGTGCCCGACGGCGAGCATGCAGCAGCGAGAGAGGCTGCTGGTGGCCGCCAGTGAGTGTGATCGCCACAAAAATGTGGTGGAGGTCAGCATCGCCGAGGGGCCGCGTGGGTGGATTGCGGTGGCGGCATTTGAGGCCAGCGACGCCGCGACGCTGGTCAGCCTGCTCCGCCAGATCGGGAGCCTGCAGCCATGAGTCGACCAATCCGAGGCAATACTGGGGCCCTGTTTCAGGCGGTGGCTCAGTCCGCCAGCCAATTGGCTGGGCCGGTGTTTGACGACTCGACTGGCACACTACGCGAGCGGATCACGCACTGCATCAACAACCCGATCAGCGGCGGGATCGTCCTGTCTCAGGTGCGGGTGCAGCAGCTGCGGGGCCTGCTCGACGTTCTGACGGCGGAGGAGGTGTGACATGCAAACGGTGATTGCCTGTCTGATTGCGGTGGCGTTTGCGGTAGTGGTGGGGAGTCAAATCGGGGGTGACCAGTGATTGCGAGACATGTGACGTGGGCGGAATTTTGGAACCACGATTGCCAGTTTGGCTTTGTGTGCGGCGTTTTCGTCGGGGTGGTTGGACTGGTGGTGATGTTTGCGTGTCTGGACCTGCTTGCCAGGCTAGTGGTCGGCCAACGCAAGCCCCAGCCGCCACCGGTGGAACGCATCCGCCGGTACGAGTCGCAGGGCGGACCAAACGGGCAGAGTTGGCGTAGGTGGTGACTTTTTTCGTGTGGCAGAAATTGGAGATCAAACATGATCATGGAATGGGTTTGCGTTACACCCGAATATGCGGCTGCATTACTGCAACGGAACGCAAACAATCGGAATCTGCGGTCAACAGTAGTCGATCACTACGCGGAGCAGATGAAACGCAACGAATGGAAAGCCACTCATCAGGCAATCGCCGTGGGTGCTGACGGAAATGTTATTGATGGTCAGCACAGGCTGTCAGCCATCGTTAAGAGCGGCTTGTCACATTGGTTTTGGCTGTGCACATACGATTACGCAAATACAGCAATGGGCCTTCCGATTGACCTGCAGGCACGACGCAACGCTGCGGACATTCTGCAGCAGGATCGGCGAGTCACTGAAGTGGCATCAATCATATGTCGTTTGATGTTGATTGGCGTTTACAGATCTGTGGCAGTAGACAAGGTTCGTGATGTTCTGGAGGCTTTCGGTTCAACCATCAAATTGGTGAATAACGCCGCCCCGCAAAAATGCATGCGCAGGAATGCATCACCCGTGAGAGCGGCAGTTGTTCTCAGATTGCACCATGCCGACAGTGAGGAAATAAGGGAAGCTATTTTGCGTCAGTACACGGCATTTGTAGGATTAAATTTTGACCAGTGCTGGCCCAGTACGCAAAGCCTAATAAAGCAGTTCGATCACGGAGTAACGCACTTGCAGGGACAAGGTGCTGAGACTTGGAAGCTGATACGGGCATGGAAAACATTCGACTGGTCGACACTTTCTGCAAGGATCATTCGAGTTACAGCGGATGACCGTTCAGTCCACGAGATGCGAACTGTGGCCTTGCGGTTTTTGCCAGAGTCGTGGAAAAAACAAACACCCACACACCATACGCAAGACAGCGCGTGATCCGGGCTAATGGAGACCGGTGGGGCAGCCGCCAGTCTGCCGCGAACGATTTGCTGTGTGGATTCTTTTTCGGAGGGTTACTACAGTGCTGATTCTGAGCAGACGAAAATTCGAGGACATCGTGATCACCTGCGGACAGCAGCAGATCGTCGTGAGGCTAGTCGAGCTGCGACCGGGCAAGGCCCGCATCGGCATCGAGGCCCCCGCCGGTGTTGAGGTTCACCGCAAGGAAATTCACCAGTTGATACATGTGTGCCCGCCCCGACCGACGGCTTGAATCCGCCGCGAAACCAGCGGAATCGGTTGGGTGACTGCAGAGAGCCCGCGTTACGCAGCGCAATCCTGCAGCAGATGGCTCCGAAGGCGCCTTAACTCTCTGGTGGGGAGTTCCGCGGCTCGCAACCGCGGCGGAGTCTTGCGGCGACGGTGCCGCTTGTGTGTATCCTGTGACGGAGGATGAGTGACGATGGAATTCACGTTCAACGACATTTTTGCGCCGCCTGCCAAAGGCACGCAAAAGCCGGCAGCCGCAACGCCGCCGGCGACTGAGGCAACGGCAAAACCGGTGCCTGCATCAGCAGCGATCAGACCGTTGCCGGAGGCGAAAGACATCCAGCGATCAAGCTGGTTTGTCTTCGACCTTGAGACGGTTCCTGATGAGACCCGCAGCCCAAAGCCGGAGGCCAAACAGCCTGATCCGCGGCCGCCTGTGCAGTGCGATCTAGGAGACCTGCTCACAAAGCCCATTGCGAACATCAAGCCGATGCTGACGCGACTGGCCGAACCGCAGTTGCGGGAGCTGGCCACGATTGAGGCCGGTGGCAAAAACAGGGCGACGCTGCTGTCAGCGATCGCCGATGAAATCCAGATCCTGACCGGCTGTGACATGTCGGCTGTGGACGAATGGAAGCGGCTGTCATTCAACCCCTTTGGTTGCCGGGTGGTGGCTGTCGGAGTGGCTCAGAAAAACGCGGTGTTCGCCGAGGTGGCTCGCAACCTCGACGAGGAACGGACGCTGCTGAGGAAGCTGTGGGGGTTTATCCACACTTGCCCAACACGCATCGGCTACAACATCAACGCATTTGATGATGCGGTGATCATCGCCCGCAGCATCATGCTGGGACTTGACGCACCAGAAACACCGCTGGACCGCCGAAAATTCGGCAACCGCCAGTCAATCGACCTGATGACTGCTCTGTTCCCCGCTGGCCAGCCGATGAAGCTGAAAGAGTTGTGCCGCCTGCTGCAGATTGTGCCGCCGGCAGGCTACGAAATGAGCGGCGATAAGGTCCTGGATTATGTTGAGGCCGGTGACTATGACACCGTCCTGAACTACGTTCACTCCGACGCGATTATCGAGCGTGAGTTGTTTCAAAAAGTGCAGGAGTACGTGAAGCTCGATTGATTGATCGGTGACGTTTGTCTGTGTGTTTGTGTGGCTCGATTTTTCATTCTGAATGAGGTGACGCTATGAGTTCCGGTCCTAACCACCAGCCTACTGAGCAGGAGACGCGAGCGGCGAACGCCCTGAGTGTCTACGCGAAAATCTCCGACCCGATGGCGGCGGTGGCTCAGCTGGGCGAGCAGTTCTTTAAAAGCCAGATCATGCGAGTCTCAACACCCGGTGACGGGGCTGTGTTGGCTCTCACGTGTATCTGCGAGGGCATTACTCCGCTCGAGTTTGTCCGTACCTACCACATCATCGAGGGCCGGCCTGCCATGCGAGCCGACGCGATGGCTGCGAGATTCCTCGCTGCTGGTGGGTTGATTGAGTGGCACGAAATCGGAGAGGCTGGCAAGCCGGCATCTGCCACATTCTCGTTTGGCCGTCAGACGATCCCGATGGCGTTTTCGCTCGACGATGCTCGCCGCATGTTGGGCAAAACGAAGGACGGAACCGACGTTATCGACAAGCCGAACAGCAACTGGCAGAAAGACCCCGGAGCGATGCTGCGGGCCCGCTTGGTGAGCAAGGCTGTCCGCATTCTGGCCCCTCACATCGTGGTCGGTGTATACACGCCAGAGGAACTGCAGGACGTGGCGGAGCCGACGGCAGCACCGCCGCAGCGATCCACCCGCAAGGCCACAGCACCGCCGCCAGCTGATCCGCCAGCAGCCCCCGAGCCGCAGCCGGTGCAGCCGGTGCAGCCGGCGCAGCAGCCGACTGTCGAGACAGACCCCGACGTGATCGACGCGGATTTCACGGTGACGCCAACCGTCACCACAATCCCGCCGGAACATGTCGAGGTCAGCGAGGTGGTCCCGGTGATCAATACGACTGCAGACGACGATCTGCCAGTCACAGCGGATCTGCTGCAGGAGCTGGTAGCTGTGGCCAGCCAGTTCCCTGGCGAGAATGGTGCACGGATCACAGCCGACGAAATCAACGCTCGCCTGTGTCGGTTCGCGTCCGTCGACAGCCCCAGCGCTGCAACCCGCGGTCAGGTGCGGAGCCTGATCACTCGCTGCCGTGCAGCCCTCTCCCGTTGAATGGAGGCGAGTCGTGGCGCAGACATTCCACGGCGTTATTAGGGACGGTGAGGACGTCGAGGACATCGGTATCCGGTGGCATTGGCTGATGCACAGTTTGATTGGGCTGGTTGGGCCCCGCGTGGTGTATGACGTGGGCCTGCAGGTTCTGGAGTATCCGCCGACGTGGGTGGATACGCACACCGAGGCGGATCTGGTCGAGAACGCCGTGTTCGAGTTTTTGAGGAGTCGGTACAGATGAGTTTTGAGTTTGACCTGAGCAATGTTCCAGAGGATGCGAGCCGCATTCAGGACGGCGGCGGGGATCGTCCATCACCCGGCCGCGGGATGGCTGTGATTCGGGAGTGGGTGGAGTATGGAGCCGTCAACGGGCAGGCCCACAAGCTCGCTCTCGAGTTGGTGGCGTGGACTACTGCCACAGACGTCGGCAAGTTTCATGATGAGTCAATTTTCCATCAGGACCGCTCAGGCAAGGGGCACCCGATGAAGCGGATGACTGCCTTGGCGATGGCCGCCGGCCTGTTCACTCCGGCGGACGTGGCACGCTGGAAGGCGGAGCGGAAAAACCCGTCGATCGACATGCAGGCCATGGTGAATCGACCCATCATGATCGAGCTCGCTGAAGAGCCTGACCAGAAGGACCCGTCGAAGAAATATCTGCGGATCGGCAACATCGGGCTCGGGTTCTGGCATTGTCAGGACCCGCGCACGAAGGACTGGCCGAAAAGCGCCGCCGTCTTGAATCGCTCGCTGTCGGTGATTGGGCAGTGGACCACAGCCATCAGCACGGCAGCACCGTCTGGCGGAAGCAAATTGCCCTGGTGATCGTCGGTGTGTTTTGGGTGACGCAAGGGGGCCGCAATCGTGGCCCCCGTTTTTTGGGAGAGTGACGGTGGCGGGGAAGTACGTTAAGCAGATTCACGAATCGCTGTACAACGATGGCCGCGATCCAATGGACGTCGACGTCTATGACGTCTTGAAAGCCTTCAATGTGACATGCCCGGCGATTCAGCACGCAGTGAAAAAGCTGCTGTGCCCGGGGCAGCGAGGCGGTAAGGACGCGATGCAGGATCTGATCGAATCCCGGTTCTCAATTGATCGGGCTATGCAGTTGCTGAAAACTCAGCAGATCGAGACGAAGCGGAGTAAAACAAAATGAGCACGAAGCTTCCAGAGATGGCAGACGCGGACATCGCCGCCATCGAAAAAACGATCTATGAATTCATCCGGCCGCATGTGACACAGTGCGGGAAGGTGGTGCGAATCCATGACATCCAGACAAATCTCATCGTCTGGCGGCGGAGAATCGAAACGATTTGCCGTGATGCCGGGGTCTCTCTCAGCATCCCGCGAAACGTGGGCAACCGCGGTCCGCTGTGGGTTCGCATTAAGCCTGGTCCTGAGATGTTTCAGCAGCGGCCGCAGTGGATGATCGGCACAGAGCGGACGTTCTCCGGCTGTGAGTACGACGGGCGTAAACTGTGCGAGGTGTGGAACAGCGAGGCGAAGGCCAAACGCGAACAGCACAGATTTCGCGTGGTGTTGGATGGCTCTGTTCAGACTGGCGGCTGCATCTGCCAGAAAACACAAGTGGCCACGCTCACCAGTTGGACCCATCAGGTAAAAATCCTGAAGCACGAAAAGGGCTACGTGACGACGCAGCACGTGAAGGGAAAAACAACCGCCGGCATCCGCAGCCAGATCTGGGCTCTTAGCGAGCTGGAAACCTGCCTGATTGATTGCGAGCGGCAGCGGGCTTACAAGATCGTGGAATCGCAACGGCTCAGATATCGGGACAGGGTGAGGCGATTCCGATTTAAGGTGGTCGACACACCAGAGGGCAAGCGGCTGCGGGTCCTGCGGATGGTCGATCGCCCGTTGTACGATCTGGGCAACTGGCAGGTAGAGGAGGAACGCCAGTTCCACGGCCATGCCCGCAACCGCTGGAGACTGCTGGCACGCCTGAACCGGGACTTCGCGAAGAACAGACCACAGGCCGCGATCTACGAAACATCCTGCTACACCGAAACAACCTTCACAATTAAGCGAGTACGATGATGCGAAACGAAGAGCTAACCGCTGTATTTCTCAGCGAAGATTATGTGTTCGAGAACGACGGTCCGGAAACGCGATCCGTTGTCATTACGGTCCGGCTGCCGAACCGCGAAACACTCCGCTGCCGCGGGCTGGCGGCCGATGGCTTATTCAGCAAGGGCATTCAATACCGGCTGTTTGGCCACTACAGCAACCACGCGAAATACGGGCGGCAGTTCGCGTTCAATTCATTCGTTGAGGAAACGCCGCTGGACCCTGAGGCTGTGGTCAGCTACCTGATGCAATGCCGTGGGCCTGAGCGCGGCAGCATCAGTATCCGGGTAGCTGAGGCACTGGTCGAGAAATACGGGGTTGATGCGGTGCAGCGGCTGATTGATAACCCAGCGGAGGCCGCCGAAGGGATTAAGTTGTGGGACGCATCGAAGGCGGGAATCGCCGCCAAAATTCTCGGGACGCAGCGGCTGACGCAGCGCACGAAGATTGACCTAATCCAGCTGTTCGACGGATTCAAATTTCCCAAAAAGACAGTCGACGCAGCGATCAGAAAATTCGGGGCTGCCGCATCGTCAGAGATCCGGCAGAACCCGTTCCTGCTGTGTTCGTTCCGCGGCATCGGGTTCAAATTGGCGGACCAGTTATACTGCTCGCTGTGCCGCGAAAAGTACGGCGGCGACAGCGAGAAGCTGGCGGAGGCGATGGCTGGCCCGTTCCGCCAGATGCACGCCCTGTGGGACACCGTCTCAACCGAGACCCGCAGCACCGGCAGCACGTGGCACGCCACGCTGCATATGGTCGGCCGCCTGAATGGATTGATCGGTCCGCGGGCGAACGCAAAGCAAGCGATTGAGGACGCCGAGCGTGATGCGATTCTGCGTCTGAGCCCATGCCAAAAATTTATCGCTCTCGAGTCGGCTACCAGCCATGAACTCGATATTGCCATGGCTGTCGGACACGCAAAATTGAGTGGCTCGCTCGAGTGGCCGGCGATTGCAGACATTGCACGCCAGGCCCCCGACGGCAAGCCGCTCAGCGGTCACCAGTTGGCGGCGATCGAGATTGCGACGTCTCAGCGGTACGGCTGCCTGCAAGGCTCGCCGGGAGTGGGCAAGACGTTCTCGGTGGCCTGCATCGTTAAGGCGATTATGGAAGCCTATGGGATCGAGAACGTGGGCGTGGCAGCTCCGACCGGCAAGGCAGCGGTCAGGATGACGCAGGCCATGGTCAGCAACGGGGTGCACGTTCAGGCCTGCACCATTCACCGAATGCTGCAGGTGAAAACTGGCGGTGAGGGTGGCGGCTGGAGTTTTCACTTCAACGCCAAAAAACCGCTGCCGTTCCGCTTCCTTGTGATCGACGAATCTTCGATGATCGACACAGACTTGATGGCCGCCCTGCTGCGAGCCTGCTCAGTGCAGTGTCATATCCTGCTGGTCGGTGACAGCAACCAGCTGCCGCCGGTGGGCCACGGCAGGCCGTTTCTGGACCTGCAGGAGGTTTTGCCAACGGGACGCCTCACTGAGATCCGCCGCAACTCCGGCCTGATCGTCCAATGCTGTGCCTCGATTCGGGATGATCGAAAATTCCTGTCGGTGCCGCAGATGGATCTGGACCGCGGGGACAATTTGATTCTCGTGAATTCGCCGGACGAGGACTCAATCCGGACCGTCGAAAGGCTGCTCGAGGGCGCTCAGCGGCTGACCAACAACGTGGTCGATGACGTACAGATTCTGTGTGCGAAAAATGACCGGCGAGTCGAGTTGAACAAGATGCTGCAGGAGCTGCTGAACAGCAACAAAACGCAGGTTAAGGGCAATCCATTCCGAGTTGGGGATAAAATTGTCTGTGTTAAAAACGGGGCCTATCCTGACGCCCACGATAGGCTGCAGACACATTTCGTGGCGAATGGTGAGCTGGGCTCAGTCCGCGAAATCAACCCCGGCCGGATGGTTGTGCTGCTGCAGGATCCAATCCGCGAGGTGATCGTCACTTACTCCGCCGCCAGCACTGAGGGGCAGCCCGCCGAGGGTGAGCAGGCCCGCGGGGCTGTCGGCGATTGGGATCTTGGCTATTGCCTCAGCGGTCACCGCTCGCAGGGCTCTCAGTGGCCTTGGGTGATCGTCCTGATTGATCGGGCCGGCGCTATGGTGCAAAGTCGGAACTGGACCTACACTGTCATCAGTCGAGCGGAGAGAGCCACGTTTGTGGTCGGGACGGCCGCGACGATTGACCAGAGCATGAGACGTGACGGACTAACGGGACGTGTGACCCTGTTGGTGGATGAAATTCGGCGAATCTCCGGCGCTCGCCGTAGACTGACCGTCGATGAGGTGTTTTCAGGAGCGGTGACATGAGTGATCGACAGATTGTGGCGATTCCCTACGCAAAGTTCTCAAAGGCCCTGCGGCTGCTGGTGCCGCAGGCTCAAAAAAACCTGAACAACCCGAACCTGCTGCTGGTGGTCAACCGCAGCGAAATGTCTGTCGAAGCGACGAATGGCAACATCCTGCTCTCTCACCGAATCGAGGTTGAATCCAATTTCACTGGCCAGATCGTCCTGCCGCCGCGGATCCTGCGAGCACTGCAGGCTGAGACTGGTGGATCGGTCCTGATCATGCCCGGAGAGGACAACACCGTTGAGGTGCGGATCGGTGAGGATACGTGGGTGTTTCCGACTCAGGACCCCGGTGATTATCCCGTAGTCAACTGGTCCAGCGGGATTGACGGCAGCGTTCCGGCCGACAAGTTTCTTGAGGCCGTCAAATTCGTCGAACACGCGATCGACCGGGACAACGGCAGCAGCAAGTACGCCCTGAGCGGAGTGTGTCTCGAGATCCAGTGGGGCTCGAAAATTTGGGTGCAGGCCACAGACGGCCGCCGCCTCGCATTCGTGCAGGTTGAGCTGGCCGATGAGGCTGAGGAGTCGAAGACCGGCAAAAAAACTGTGGTGATTCCTGCCGCGAATCTGCCGACGCTGAAGGCTCTGTGCCACCTCGACGATCGGATTGAGCTGGTGGAGAATGGCGACCAACTGCAGTTCCGAGCAGGCTCACTGATCGTCATCAGCAAGTTGATGGAGGGCCGATTTCCAGCGGTCCGCGGGACCGCAATCAAGGCCATGCCGTTTGCTGCCGTTGCCAGCGATCAGCTGGCCCAGGCGGTGCAGGTGGCGGCGGTGTGTGTGGATCCGGAAACCAGCGGAGTGGAGGTGGAATTCCGGCTGCCGCCAACACGATCAGAGACCACGGAAGGTGAGGACGATCCGCCACCGACTGTTGTGGTGAGTTGTACCAGTACACTGGGACGATCCACTGGAACCGGATGGTGCCTGGTGGTTCACCAGCCGCAGAAATTGACGATGAAGCCGGAGTACATTGCCGAGGCCTTGAAAAGTCTCGAGGAAAACACTCGCTGCGAACTGCGATCAAACGAGGAAGGCGCGCTGCAGATTGACTGTTCAATCGGCACGATGATTATCGCAGGAATGTCGACATGAACCTGAAAACGCAGGCCTACAGGACCGTGGCCAGCCTGTTCGGGATTCGCCAGCTACAGGATTTCCGCAGCATCACCGCTGCGGAGATCCTGGCGGTGCAGGGCATCGGCAAAGGATTTTTGAACAAGCTCCGCCTGCATCTGGCACATCACCAGATCGCACTCAGGCACGACAACCCACCAGCCTATTGGCTGCAGGCCCTGACGCCGCCTAAGGATCCGGCCGAAGCCCGCGGGGTGTGTCCATTTACCATTGTGGTCGACGTGAATGAGACGCTTCCGTTTCAGTTTTCCGACATCCTCGATAGCGACGATCGGCCAGTGAGTGTGCCAACAACTCGACGCTCTCAGTGGTCCATTGGTCTGGCAGACTACTCGATTGATGGGATTGAACATCTCGTGCAGATCGAGCGAAAGGGCGATGATTTGCCATCGTCACTCGGTGGCCGACGCGAAGAATTTGAAGGCGAAATCCGCAGGCTGTCTGAGGGCTGCGAGTTTGCGGCCGTGGTGGTAGAGCATCCGTGGCGGGATTTCCTGCAGGACACTCACGAGCACGGAGCTCGGGCCCGCTCGATATTCCGCACCGTGCTCCAGTGGCAGATTGATTACCCCGGAGTACACTGGTGGTTCTGCGAGGGCAGGGCCCACGCTGAACAGGTGACGTTCCGGCTGCTGGAGAAATTCTGGTGGCAGCACCAGCGGCAGCTGGCGGAGCAGTCGTGGCAAACACGACTCGATCAGATTTTCGGTTGATTGTGTGGTGACATAACCACGTCAGCGGGTGCGAGCCGCCGACGTGTGCCTCTCGTTTCCAGTCCGGTACAACGCCGGATTGCCGCCGTCTGCGCTCGCACCGCAGCGGCGGCGAATACATGCTGGAGATGCACGGTGGCAGCAGTCGTTCCATTCAATGCGGCAGACGTTCGGCGAACGCTGGAAATTTTCTGCGGCGGTTCAGTCGCAGAGGTCCGGATCATCAACGCATTCGGGAGTAAATCCCGAACTGATGCGGGCTATTTTTCACGCTACGAAATCGCTGCAGGTGCAATCGCAGGCCATGCGATGCACCCGAAAAACTCGGGGATTTATTTCGTCCTGAATGAGTTTCCGGCGGACCTGCAGAACCGAGCGAACAACCGGATCGCGGAGCGGATTGACAGCACCGCAGCCGATGCAGACATCATCCGCCGCAAGTGGTTTTTCATCGACTGCGACCCGAAGCGGCCGGCAGGCATTTCCTCGAGTGAGGCTGAATGGTTGGCAGCTCGAGCTACTGCCGATGCGGTGGCTGCATTTCTGGCCAGCCGAGCATTCCCCGCACCCATTCTGGCAAGCTCTGGCAACGGTTGGCACCTGCATTACCGGATCGACGTTCCGAACAACGATGAGGCCACTGAGACGATCCGGAACGCACTGCGGGAGATTGCCAACCGATTCGATAACGGCAGCGTGAAGGTCGACACGAAGGTCTTCAACGCCGCCAGGGTCTGCAAATTGTACGGCACTGTGAGCCGCAAGGGTGACCATTCACCAGAGCGACCACACCGAGTGAGTGAGCTGGTGAAGGTCCCTGAGACGATCCATGTTTGTGACTGGTCGAAGATTGAGGCCTTGGCAGCGGAAGCCCCAAAAGAAAAAGCCAAAGGGACCCGCGAGCGAGGCAAGACGCGGCCGCGAAAATCGGTGGTCGATCGGGCGGCGGCCTACCTCGCGAAGATCCCGCCGGCAGTCTCTGGTGAGTCAGGGCATGACACGACATTCCATGCGGCCTGTGTGCTGGTCCGCGATTTTGATCTGAGCATCGAAGACGCCCTGCCGATTCTGGCGGAGTGGAATGACCGCTGCTCTCCACCGTGGTCAGATCGGGAGCTGCTCCACAAACTAAGCGACGCCGACAAGGCCCCCGGAGAGCGAGGTCGGGCGCTGCAGTCGGACCGGTGGGAGCCGGATCCAATTCGGCCGCGTGAGCCAGCAGTGGTGGCAATTCCCGCCCATGTCCAACTGGTGCAGGATCCGGATCCCGTGGTGATCCCGGAGCACCTCAAGCTGCACAAGGCGATTCTGGACACGCTCGGAATCATCTACTGTGCTGCCGATGACACCAGCGGAGCGATCGAGATTTTCAGCGACGCCACCCGCAAGTTTTCGAGGTTCAAGGACCCGAGCAGCATCAAATACGAGCAGCTGGTGCTGGCGGCCGGTCATCCCGTGATGGTCCATGTTCAGCGGGGTGGCGATGACTCTGGGCAGTTCACGCTGGCTCAGGTTAAGCTGGCCATTGCATCAGTGGCCGCTCAGACGTCTGCGGTCACCGACAAGCGCGGAGTGGGTGTGTGGGAATCGGGGTGCAACCTGGTCATCGTCTCGAGCCGCCAGCTCGGGATCCTGAACGGCAGTCCGCAGCTGTCGATCTCGCAGAATCCGGTCTTCAAAAATCAGGCCTACGACGTCGGCGACCGCTGCGAGTGGATCGACATGAACGCACTGGCAGACCAGATCTGCGGGGTTGGGGCGCAGCCCGGCACGCTGCACGTGGATGACGTGTTCGCGCTGCAGGCCCTGTTCGCAAGATGGAGCTACCGCAATCCAGACGGGGTGATTCCCGAGGTCCTGACGGGGCTGGTCATGGCCAGTTTTGTCCAGACGCTCTGGCGGTGGAGGCCTCAGGTATTCCTCATCGGCCAGGCCTACGCCGGGAAAACAACGATGATGCACGCGCTGGCCGCCCTGTTCGGCAAATTGCAGGCCAACTCCGCTCAGTCGTCTGCGGCTGGGATCCGGCAGGCCCTGCGGAATTCCGGCCGGATTGCCCTCTGTGATGAGCTCGAGAAAAACAAACACCGCCCCGAGATATTTGAGATGGTGCGGTCATCAGGCCGCGGTGACGAGGTGTTTCGTGGCACGGCTGGCCAGCACGGTCATATGGCGTACAAATTGCAGCACATTTTCTGGTGCGCCTCGATTGAATCCGGCCTGCTGAATGAGGCGGACTCCAGCCGCTTCATCGTGATTGAGTTGCAGAAGACCAATCAAAAAATCGACGTCCCACAAAACGAGGATCTCGAGGCACTGGGCCGACGGCTGGCCGCCACCGCCATCCTGAATGTCCGTCGAGCTCGGGAGGTGGCGGACTATTGCCTGGCTCGCCGGCCTGAGGGCGTGCACGGCCGCGTGTGCGAGTCATACGCAGTCCCGATCAGCATGTATGCCACATCGGTCGGGATGAGTGAGATCGAGGCTCTGGACCTGTTCCTGCGGGCCTTGGCGGGGATCTCCGAATCTGATCAGGTGGAGTCAGATGCGGAAATGCTGCTGCACGAGCTGATGCTATCTCAGATTCCGCTGCCAGGGGGCCGCAGGCTGTCTCTGGCGTTCTGCCTGGAACACAAGTACCAGTCACAGATTGAGGAGTCTCTGGAGGCCGTGGGTGTGATTGCAGAGGGTGATGCTGTGTTGTTCAACAAATCGCTCGCCACACGATACCTGCTGAGCTCGGAATGGCGGGGGAAACGGATTGACCAGATCCTGAGCCGCATTCCCGGAGTCTCCCGAGTGGTCAGGCGTTCAGGGAAAGCCAGCCTGCGATTCATTGCGATTCCCCGCTCCCTATTCGGCCAGCTCAAGGGCGAAACATCCGAACCCGGTGAACAATTGGACCCATTCGGGCAGAGAATGAGCCAGTAGTTGCGCAGCGTTGCGCCTCGATTTTTGACAAGCGCAACACTACTGAGTATTCCCTAAAGCATTATGTAGTAGTAGTTTAGTAGTTTAGTAAGTAGTAACTGTTGCGCTGTTGCGCCTGCCGGCGAGGGGCTCGCGGTGCTCTCTCTCACTCACTCACACACTCTCATATATACCCGCATACTCACACATATAGGGGTATCTTCGGGTGAAAATAGCGCAACAGCGCAACACTTTTCAAAAACCCAGTGTTTTACCTAGCGAAACCCATGATTCAGCAGAAAACAGCAGGCGCAACCGTTGCGCGAAGCGCAACAGCCATGGTCTACGTCTCTCACCGGCTGCAGACCCTGACCCTGCCGGACTCGCCAGCCTACGGCCAGTGGGTGCAGCTGCTGGTCCTGTCCCCGGATTGGTTCCGCCGGCTGGACGCTGAGACCGCCGCTTGGCTCTCTGGCTCGCTCGCTGCCGCGATCCGGTCTGGCAAGATGGCTGACAGGGCCAGCGAGGCTGAGACGATGCTGGACGAGGTTTTGAGGGCCGGCAGGGCTGCAGGCCAGTTACCTGCTGGTCCACTGCCGCCGGCGGATCTGTCGGCCAGCTGGTACGCCGGCTGCCCTCGCGAGCTGGTAGACTGCCACGGGCCCGACGATTTCCCATCGGGCAATCCTGCGACGGTGCGGAAATGAGAATCCTTGTCAGCGGGGCAACTGCGACTGTCAGGCAGCTCGCCGACAAATACCGGCAGCATTTGGGCGTCCTAATGACGCCGCAGAACTGGAATCGAGTCTGCAGCCTGCCATTGCCGTGGGCCTGCGACAATGCTGCGTTCAGCAAGCCGGATGACCACAAATTCTGGCGGCTGTGTATGGAGTCGTGGGCGATGGATCGACATTGCCCGCCGGAGTGGGTGGCGGTGCCGGATGTTGTCGGCAATCACTCAGCCACGCTGCAGATGTTTGGCTGGTGGCTGGAATACTGGCAGGAGGAACTGGGCTGCATCCCATTTCCGCTGGCATTTGTGCTGCAGGACGGATGCACAATTGACGAGATCCCGTGGCAGCACATCAGGGCAGTGTTTGTCGGTGGATCCACCGCATTCAAGCTGCGACAGTCTGAACCGCTGGTTCGGGCTGCACAGCAGCGAAAAAAACTGGTGCACATCGGGCGAGTCAACACACTGCGACGGCTGCGATTCGCCTACGATCTCGGGGCAGACACAGTGGACGGAACCGCCTGCTCCATGTATCCGGACAGGTATATTCTCCAGTTTTTAAGGTATCTGCAGTCACTGGATCGCTCGCCAACATTGTTCTGATTACGCCAGGCAATCCCGCAAAACGCAGGGAGATGCAAATTCCGCAGCTGCAGGCCTTGAAACCTGCCCGCACCTCCGCTAAGCATTTGCCGTGGTGAGCGAGTGACGTCGTGACGGTGTGACAGTGTGACGGTGTGACAGTGACTGCGAGGTGCAGCAGTGGCCTATCGGTACGAGCATGTGGAGGTTATCCGGGTTATCGACGGCGACACCGTCGAGCTGCGGATTGATCTCGGAAACCGCTGCTGGTGGCAGGAGCACTTCCGCCTGTATGGCATCGACACCCCGGAAATGCACGGCGAGACCAAACAGGCCGGTGAGGCTGCGGCCGACAGGCTGCGAGAGCTGCTGGCGAATGGCGTGACAGTGGCTGAGACTCTGAGGCCTGATAAATTTGGCCGCACGCTGGTTCGGCTAACCGTCATACTCAACGGATGGCCTGTGCACGTGGCACCTGTCATGATTTCCGAGGGGCATGGCGTAGCCTATTTCGGGGGCAAAAAATGAGAGACCTCGACACTCTCACTGTGCTCGATGGTCGGTCGCTGCCAGTCTGCCTCACGCAGGATGGTCGACTGCAATTCACTCGAGACTGCGAAATCGTCCTGCACCACGGGCAGGCACGAATCAGTCGGTATGAGTACGAGGGTGACTCATGGGACGGGGCGTCAATTCCCCGGGCTGCGTGGTCAGTGATTGGACACCCGCTGCTCGCAGAATATCGCTGGGCATCGCTCTGGCATGATAGGTTGTGCGAGTCGTCTCGGACGATCGAGGACCGCACAATCGCCGACGCTGTGTTTCTCCGGCTGCTGGCTGCAGCTGGTGTTTCGAAGCCGCTCCGCATGCTCATGTGGGCTGCGGTGCGGATCTATGGTCTGACCGCCTGGCAGTGGTCAAAAAAACGAAAGTGGTGACGTGATGACTCAGAGAGCTCTCAACGATTTTTGTGGCAATGTCGAGGCCCGCGTGGGCGGCGGCTACGGCATCTCTCCGGCGATTCTGGCACTGCTGCCGACAGTGGTTCCGATCGTTAACGGACTGATCAAAAAATGCTTCAGGATTCAGGACGATACCGACGTCCAGTCCGCAGTGGTGAAGGCCCACAATGACGACAATTCGCGGGCGGTGGCACGAGCTGCAAAACACTTCCAGACGGCGACATTGAAGGCCGCTCGCCGCAAATGCCGACTTGAGGGCAAGCGATTCATCCGCAGCGAATGGGAACTGACTGACGATCAGGCCCGCCAGCTCGCTCAGGCTGCGATTCAGGAAACTGTATCGGCACCCTCGAAGGCTATCGCTGCTGCCTCCGCTTACGGCAGCTCCCTCAATCTGGAGTGATTGACTGTGTGGCAAATTCTCGCTGCTCTCATACTACTGCAGGATTCGGCGAAACCGATTACCCTGCATACCGACCCTCCGCCGCCGGCACCAGTCGTGATCCAGCCGGTACCGTCACCACCTGCTGTCGATCTCGGGCCGGCGGCGGAGATCCAATTGAGCGGTGACGCTGTCTATGTGGTTGGCAGCGTTCAGCCGATGCTGATTTTGTCAACGAACCCTCAGGCATTGCAGGTGGAACACTCAGAGGGCCCTATCAGAGTGTTTGCCCGCTTGCATGGTTCGCCGCGTGCATCTTGGAGCACGTTTGGTGAGCCGCACGTGTATCTGCTGACTGCTGGGACACCGGGCGCCACGACGGTGTTTTTCGTGAGCAGTCTCGAGGCTGAATCGGTAGTGAAGCGGACTTTCGTCGTCTCTGGGGGTGGGCCTCAGCCGCCCCCGGGGCCGACGCCACAACCACAACCACAACCGCAACCGCAACCAAAACCCTCAGATGGCATCCGCGTGATGCTGCTAGCCGATGAGACAGACGACCCCGCCGCCCTGCTGGCAATTTCCAGCCTGACCGTGAGGCAGTGGCTCGACGCGAACTGCCGCAAGGCCGCCAGCGGAGCCCCCGAGTGGCGACGCTACGACCGCTCGACGATCTCAGTGGACGGCGAGCTGGACGAGGATGATCCAGTATTTCAGAAGCTCTGGACCGCGGTCCGGCCGCAACTGCCCGATGGTCCACAGGCTGTGATCGCAGTTGGCACGCAGGTGGATATCGTCCCGATCACAGACACCGACTCGCTACTCTCCGAACTCAAGAGGCTCTCAGGCCGATGAGCAATTTTTCAAGCCGCGTATTTGCCGGCGAACCCATTATCAACGAATCGACACCTGAGCACGTCACACACGATGCAGGTGAGGACTGTGGCCGTGGTCTGACTCTCGCTGAGCGACCGCGTGAGGGCTACGCCTACACCGGATTCGCTCGCAAATTCACCGACGATCTGCTGATCCCTCGCAGTGAATGGCAGGCCCGCATACAGGAGCGGACCGAAAAGGCCGGGACGTGGATGCAGTTGACAACCGCACTTCGCATCCCGCACAAAAATCAGCAGAGCACAAACTTCTGCTGGGCTAACGCGCCAGTGCACGCAGCCGAGCTTCTGCGCGTAAGGCATGGCCTGCCCTATGTCTCACTGAGCCCGGCCTCAATCGCCTGTAAGATTAAGGGGTTCCGCAACGTGGGCGGCTGGGGATTGGAGGCCGTCAAATTCTGTTTCCAGCAGGGCATAGTTCCGACCGCTGCCTGGCCCGACACAGCAATTGATCGGCGATGGGATAAACCGGACACATGGGAGGCCGCGAAATCCTATCGTTACCGTGAGTGGATCGAGTGCGAGCCACGCAATCTCGACCAGTTGGTGAGCTGCCTGCTGCGAGATATCCCGATTGCCGGCGGATACAATTGGTGGGGACACGAGATTACCAACTGCGATCCGCTGTGGCTTGATGGCACAATTGCAATCCGGATCCGCAACAGCTGGCAGAACTGGGGCAAGGACGGCTATGGCATTCTGCAGGGCAGCCGGATGCTGCCCGATGACGCTTGTGGTCCGATCTCAATCCGGGCCGCCAACACAAACGCGAAGGGGTCTCGCAAATGACTGCACTCACACTACTGCTGGCCTGCATCGTCTGCGACGAAATCAATTTCACGGTCCGCACTCCGCCAGCTCCGCCAGCACAGCCAAAGCCGCCGGCCGCGGCTGCAGCCCCCGCCGCAGTCGATCCGGCTGGCTATTACGTGGTGGTCTACTCCGCCAAATGGTGCGGGCCCTGCCAGCGGTGGAGACGCGACGAGCTGGCCAGCCTGCGGGCTGCTGGCGTGGCGGTGACTGTGGTCGATGTTGATGAGCAGCCGCAGTGGAATCAACCGCGATGGGTCACAGACAAGGCCAAAAATCAGCGGGTCCTGATTCCCGGCATTACATCGCTGCCGACGTTTCAGGTGGTCCGCCGATCCGACAGAATCCCGGTCTGGCAGGCGATCGGCTACCAGACCGCGAAATCCCTCGCCGCACGAATTCCGCAGGCCCCAAAACAGAATCCAGAGCAGCCGACACCGCCGCCGCCGGAATCAGGTTGATTTCCCCGCCTGCACACTGTAGGACTCCGGGGAAACCCTCAATCCATGACAGCGACGGCGGGGCGCAATGGACGAACACAAAACGGACGATACAACTCCCGACGATCGCGAGCCCGACGTCCTGCACATTCAGGGCCCTGGGTTCTCGGTTCGCATCTCGCCGCGAACCCTCAAGACGATCATGGAGCACACCGGAACCGCCTGGCGGTGGGTTGTGTATGCCCTCGCTGTCGCGATCGTCACCTACTCTGCTGGACTGATCTGGAGCCCATTGAAATGACCCCTGAGATTTTACAGCACTGGTACCGAGTGGCATTTTGTGCGTGGGCCTGCCTCACCATTGGCCTGCTGGTGGCGCGTGAGGCGGTGAGAGAAACGGGATGGCGGCGGACCGCAGCTGCATGGCTGGCACGCTGCACAGTCCTGATGGCGATGCTGATCCTGACGCGGTTCGGCGATCACACGGTTCGCGAGTACGCAGCACTCGCTGAGGTGGTCAGTAAATCAGAGGGTGGCGACGGTGCTGCCCATTCAATTTCAGAGGTCCAGATAGCACAGGTGACGCATGTCGACAGGTACAAATCCCCCGATGGGTGGCAAGCCGAATTTGAGACTTATGGTCCCGGACGAACTCACCGGGGAACCCTCACCGCCGGAGACAGTGCCGGACAAATGTTGCCTGCAATCCGACGCAGTGCAGGCGGCTGGGGCAAACGTCTCGACAGCCTTGGAGATTCTGCGGCAGCGGCTGGAAATCCTGAGGGAGTGCAGACTGGCAAACGGGGCGACGAATTCCGGATTCGAGGCCAACGGTTCTGAGGTCAGCGATCCGCTGGAGTATCTGGCGATGGGTCAGCAGCTGATTGATGCTGCGGTGAAAATGGCGAAATCTTAGGTTGAAGAAATCAAGATTGTGACACAGCGGGAACAACAATGACAGACGCAGAACTATACACGCTGATTCAGGGCGACACGCAGGCGGCTGCCCTGTATGCCGAGGGCAACGATGAGGGGTGCGCGCTGCGATGTTCTGCCATTGCACCACCGATCCGGCAGCCGGTGGCGGCGGAGCGTGTTCAGGCCGCAGCAATCGCAAGCGGGCTGTGGGCAATCGTCAAGATTGCAGCACAGAACACGGCCTTACCAAATCCGCCACGAGGGGCGGCAATGTCATTTGTCGACTGGATTGAAGCCGGACGACCGATCGACATGGACGGCGGAACGGTGCAGGGAGTCGGGCAGGTGTTGCTCTCATACAATCTCGCAACGCAGCCACAACTGGACGCGCTGCAGGCACTCGCAAACGTCGCCCAAACGATCACGCAGCAGCAGGTGGGCGCAGCCCGCGAATGGTTCCGAGTGACCGGAGGATTAACTAATGCCACTACCTGATTTTGCAGGCACTGTTCAGGGCACTGCGATTGTGTGGGGACAGTCTGGTGCTACAGGCGTCACCAAAGATTTATCATTCAACAATCTCGCAAGCGGATCGGCACAGCAAGGAGCATCTGCGGATCTCGCTCTGAGTGTCGGGGGCATTCAGTTGTTGCCGGAATTTTGCTGGGTGTATTTGTCGATCGAGACAGGTACCGCACCGGCTGCTGGCACTTCGTTTGAGGCGTATCTTGTCAGCAGTCATGACAATACACTGTGGCCAGCAAAGGTCACAGGCAGCAACGGCAGTTACACCCTTGGGACAAGTGACGCCAATTTGCGGCAGGCTGGTCCGCCAGTCGTGTCACTGGTTGCAACTGCAGACGGGAACACGGTGATTACTCAGGTGCCATCGGTATGGTATCCTCGGGGGCGATACGTTTCCCCCATCGCCGATAATAACCTCGGGCAGGCAGTCCGTAACGAGACCACAGCCACCGACAACGGCAGTCGACTTATCGTTGTTCCGATGTATCCCGCAATTGTGGATGCGTTGACATGAGAGCATCATGGCAACACTACGGCACCTACGACGAATCCGCCCACCCGGATCTGTGGGACGGTGTGGTCGGCTATTGGGCGCCGTGTCTGGGGCCGACGGGAACGCGATTGTTCGACGTGTCACGGTATAACAACTGGGGCACGTTAACGAATATGGACGCGGCGACGGATTGGGTGATTAATGGCGGGCAATACGCGCTGGATCTCGACGGCACTAACGACAACATTGTGACAGGTGCAGCCAGACCGTACAGCCCGGGAACGGAATACGCAGTGGGTGCGTGGGTGTATAATCGCAGCCTCCCGTCGTCCGGTGGATTTGCCTCGCTGCTGTGCAGCTATGACGTGGTATCGTCAAACATATTCGGGATCGACTTTCGGCTGCGCAACGATGCAGGCACACAGCGGCTGGGTTTTATAATGGCTGACGGAACAGCCTCAGGCGGCGGGGCAGACGTAGCGTATACGCTGGCGACGAATACATGGGTGCATTTAATCGCATCACGACAGGGCGGCACGCTGACGGTGTACGCAAACGGCGTCAGCGTGTTTACGGTCAGCGGCAGTAAAGGCATCGTGGGATCGGCAACGAAGGCTCTGACAATCGGTGGATTTGGGTTTTACACGCCGACTTCGAGCGATTTGGGGCGAAATGTTAACGGCTTGATGGATGACGTTGTGTTGTGGCAGCGAGGGCTGGACGCTGCCAGCATTCGCACACTTTATAATCTGGGTCGCGGCGGAATGCTGGAGCGGCGACGCAGGCGACGAGTGGCGGTTGAGCAGGGTGCGGCATTCAAGGCATACTGGGCACGACGGCAGAATCAGATTATCGGTGGAGGTGTGTAGTGTATCCGAGGAATGCAGCATCTCCTGAGCCTATTGCAATCGGTCCCGTTGTGCAGATTACAGACGGGGCTGTGCAATCGTCCGGCGTTACGGTCAGGATCAAGCCGGTTGGCGTGGCTGAAGCGGATGGCGGTGGAACAACGGCTTACAGCACAGACGGCGTGGTGCTGTACACTCCGACACAGGCCGAGACGAACTACACAAGCTTCGTCCTGATTGCGAAGAAAACGGGGTGCATTCCTGCATCGGTCACAGTTGTGACATCGGCATCTGCAACGGCGGGATATGCTGGTGTTGATTGGAGCAAAGTGACTGGAGCCACAGCGGCGGTGGCACTGACCAACACGACGATCAGCGTGAGCCAGGTGGTGGCCAGTGTGACCAATCGAGTCACAGCAAATACTGATCAATGGGGTGGTGTGGCGGTTACGGGTATGCCGCTGCCAACCACCAGTTATACGGCACCGGACAACGCGACGATCGGCACCATTTCAATCAATCTCGGAACGGTGAACACGAATGTCCTGTCTCGGCTGGCAGCTTCAGCCTACATAGCACCGCTGTCTGCAGCAGAGACACGGGCAGCCTTGGGACTGGCATCTGCCAACCTCGACACGCAGCTGGCGGACATCCCAACGGTGGCAGAATTTGAGGCCCGCACACTCACGTCAGCCAACTACGCCAACGCGACCAACCAGACCGCGATCAAATCAGTGACCGACAAACTCAACACGGGGCTGGTTCTTGATGGTGCGGTCTACCAGTTCACTGTGAACATGCTCGAAAACGCCCCAGGCGGTGGCGGCGGTGGTTCAGCCACGCTGGAGAATCAGCAGCTGATTCTGGCCAACCTCGACAACGTGACAGGGGCTGTGTCCGCCGCGGTGGCCCGCCTGCAGCTCGAAACCCAAATCACCGGATTCCCGGCGACGATTTGCCGCGGATCAGACTACGACACAACGCTGGAATCCGAAATCCGCCTGCAGCTGTTGGACCTCGAGAACAACCCCATCACCGAAATCGGTGGCACGCCAGTGGCCGAAATCACGTGGCTGTTTGGATTCGGGACTGACCGCCAGCCGCGACTGGTGGCCGGGGCCTGCAGCTGGGATGACACCACAGACGAGCTGGTGATTGAGTTGGCCGCAGGTGACACCGACACAACGCCGCTGGGCTCAGTCACGTGGCAGATTGGTGCACAGATCGGCGAGCTGGTCCGGTGGCTCGGTGGTGGCACAACACGGATTGTTGAGAGGCAGTTTGCAGCATGAGTATCGGCATCATCCCAGCCATCGACACAAAACGCCCGATCCAACGGATGATCGCCGCCGCCATGGCCGCCGCCATCAATGCCGATCCGGAGCTCTCCGCAATTCTGACCGCGGAGCAGGTGGCAGACCCGCGGCGACGATTGGAGCAGCTGCGAGAGGGGCAAATGATTGTGGACCTGATCGGGATGGGGGCCCGATTCACTCCGAGGAATCGCCGCGATGGGGATCGGAGCTACATCGTCTACCTAGCGATCCACCAAAAACTAACCGGCGGTGTGGTCACAAACGACGCTCTGGACGAGTGTGGATACTGGGCTGAGCGCGTTCAGGAATTCTTTCATGAGACCGCCCAGAATGGCGTCCGGTTGGACTCAAATCAGGTGGCAATCCTGACGGGTTCAGAGCCGTTTCCGATCAGCCGAGACGCCCTGTTTGGGCATGGCCTGCATATGTCCACATACCAGTTCACGTGGGAAATGGTCCGCTGATTTTGCCGCCGCCGGCAAAAATCACCCTTGCCAGAGTGTTGTCCGGCCTGTAATCTGTCGATTGGTGACTGTCTACCCCTCACAGTGACGGTGTGAGGATGCTGGTAGGCTGTGATGAGACCTCGAGCAGATAGGGGTGCGCGATGAGTGACATGAGTGGTGAGTTTTTGGAGTCGGTGCGGGCGGAGCAGGCGAGTGAGCCGGAGCCGAAAACGAATAGCGAGCAACTGGCGGAGATTGAGGGACAGGCGGAGCCGGTTCAGGTCCGCGAGGGCCGCTGGAAGACGCGGGACGGTGAGGTCCGCAACGTGACACCGACGCCGGAGGGTGACGGCCTGGCGGAGCGGTGGCCGTGGTGGGACGCTGCAGATCGCCATTTTTGGCGTGCAAACGGTCGCTATTACTTTGACGGAAAGGGCCCGCTGGATCTGGTCGCGTATCTCGGGCCGATTGAGCCGGAGCCGGAGCCACAGCCACAGCCGGAGCGACAGGCCACGCAATACACACCACCGGAGGGCTGGCGGCTGGTGGAAACGCACGAGGAGTTGGATATACCTGGCAGGGATCAGTACGTGAGGGGGCCGAACCGCTACATTCGCCCGATTGATCCACAGCCACAGCCACAGCCGGCAGACACAGCCGACGAACTACGCAGCGAGATCCACTATCTGCAGAGAGAGCTGGGTGAGGCGATACAGGGCCGAGATCTGTTTGCTGCTGCGAACCGCGAGCAGGCGGACAAGATCGGTGCCCTGCAGGGGGAGGCCCGCGATCTGAACATGGAGATCGGAGGGCTGCAGCGGCAACTGGCAGTGGCTAAGGAAGAATTGACAATTGCGGCAGCAGACCGCCAGAGACTGCAGATCGAACTGGACGCCGCGCAGCAGGTGCCTGCAGACTCACCTGAGCTGCGGCGGGTGGTCGAGCTGGAAACGCTGGTCGAGAAGCATGTCGATACGATTGGTCGCATGCAGCAAGAGATCCAGCAGCAGCAGCGGGAGCTCCAAAAACGAGCGCTCCGCATCTTCGATCTGGATACGATCTCCACTGCACAGGAGAAAGCAGTCGTCGATGCGGGCAAGCAAAACGACGAGCTGCGGGCAGCGATCGACGCGGCCGACAAGCAGCTCGACCAGAAAGACGCTCAGATCCGAGATCTGCGGATCGAGCTGGACGCGGCTCAGCAGGTGCCGCAGGCCAACGACAAGCTGGCCCAGCTCGAGGCCCTGCAGCCGATGGCAGCCGCCTGCAGCACAGTTCAGACGATGGTCCGCGACATGCTGGGGCATATGCGGTGCTTGGTGTCACTGAATTCCACCACAGACCGAAGCAATTTTTGCACGCTGCTGGAATCAATCCTCGAGGTGTTCGACGACGTCGAATGCGATGACGATGAAACCAGCGAGGCGGAACAGGGCTGATCGTGTCACCTGAATCCCTGCAACGGCTGCAGTATCTCGAGCACCTGATCGGACGGGGCGAATTCACCCTCGCTCAGATCGCTCAGGATCTCGACTGCAGCGAGCGGACAGTCCGCCGCCTGATTAGAGTGCTGCGGGCTGTTGGCGGCGATTACGTGGTCTCCAAAACGGTGTGGCGTGGGGCCGGAACTGAATACGTTTGGCGGTGCGAGAGGGCGGTGTTCAATGGGTTTTCCGAGTCGTCCAATGGATAAGATTTTGCGCCGTGTTGAGATCAACCAATGGCATTATGGGTGGCTGGAAACATGTGTCGAAAAACACTCTGTTCCAGACACACTGTCATACGCATTTCAGCGTGGAATGAACTGGCAGCCCATCACAGACGCCGCCGCCGCTGCTGTTTTTGTGATGCTCGACCTGCGGCTCAGAATGCCGGAGATGCTGCAGAAAATTCAAGACGCGGAAACCGCAGCAGAACGCCAGCAGGTAATCAACGAACTGCTGGATCGTATTGGTGCAGGCCCGATCCCATCCGCTGGTGGCAGTGGTTGCAGTGTGAGCGACGGTCAGGCCGCCCAGAGTGGCTGATTCGGGGTGAAATTTACGGCACAAACGACTGGGAAACTGACCATGCACTGGAATCAGATCGAGTACGCAAAGGGTGAGGTGGTGGAGGTTTTGTGGTTTCGCGAGTGGCGACGCGGTGAGGTGGTGGGCGTACGCGTGCGGCCATCGACTGAGACCAAATATTACATTCGATTGGAAAACCTGACAGCAGTCAGTGAGGCAGCACAGATCCGGAGAGTGCAGCAATGACCCAGCAATACAGCGCAACAATCCTCGCCGACTCCATAAATCCAGTCGGCGAGCGAATCACCACAATCCAGATCCGCATGCCGCTGTGTGTCTGGGCTGAATTCCTGACACACCGCACTTTCGCCCGTAACGCCCGATCGAATCGGGCAGTCCCCTCACGAGTCGTAATCGGCGAGGTGATCCGGAATCCATTCGTCCCGCACTGCTGGGGGCGCAACCAGCGGGGCATGCAGGCCGCCACGCAGCTCAGTCGCCTGCGATCAGCAGCCTGCCGCCGGATCTGGCTGCTGGCTCGCTGGCCGGCAATCCTCGCCGCCTACGTCATGTCGCTACTGGGCCTGCACAAGCAGGACGCGAACCGCCTGCTGGCCCCATGGCAGTGGGTCGATGCGGTGGTCACGGGCAACGATTGGGCCTGGGGCAATTTCGACGAGCTCCGCCGCCATGCCGACGCCGACCCCAAAATTCAGCGGATCGCAGAACTCATTTTCGAGGCCCGCAGACAGTCTCAATGGGAGATCCTCGACTGGGGACAATGGCATCTGCCGTACTATTCGCACCTGCCAAAATCAGAGCGGGGAATCAGGATGGCGTGGGCCGCTGCAGGTGCCTGCGCTCGGGTGTCCTACGCTGCATTCGACGGATCGCACAGCGACGCCGCGAATATCGAGCTGGCCACCAGACTGGGCGAGGCCAAACCCGGACACCTGAGCCCATTTGAGCACTGTGTGGTGGTTCACAGAGACGACCGCAGCAACCAGCAGTGTATTCGCGGCGCATGGCGGACGTTCCGAAGACTGGCGTTTGAATAGGGGGGGGCAGCAGTGAGCACGACTGACAAAACGGCAGCATTCCCAAACGCAAGAAAAACCGCCATTGTGGCAGCTTTCTCAGAAGTGAGAAAATCTAGGGTCCTCCCGGCGGTCCCTCTCTTCGTGCCACTCCTCCGAAGATTCCCT